CTCAACACAATAACACTGCCAACTTTCCATCCTTGTTGATGCCAATGCAAAAATTCTTTTGCACTTAAAATCCAATTTTTTTCTTCTTTAAGACTTTTTTCAAAACTATTAAAAATAAATCCCTGTGCAACAAGATATCGTTGATAACTGACTAAAAAGTCAACTATTTGTTGTGTTGTGTTAAACTCAAACCCATATGGAATTGTTACCTTACGTTTTTGATAATCACGATAAATTACACCTCTTTGTGTTCCAGAAGTTATAGTGTAAGCATTATTATTTGGCAAACTAGGGATAATAAAAAAATAAGGATTTGATGCATCATAACCACTTACTGTCCATCCTGCTTCGCTTTTTTCAATTATAACTGCACTATATGTAATTTTATTAACAGGAGAACCTTTATATAGTTCTAGGCGATAGTTCTCATCTGGTATAACAATACTATCATTAATACTACTTGGACTACTTTGTTCAGCCAGTAAACTAATATATTTCTTATCAGTATACCCTGCCATTTTATAAGTTAACTGAACTGACAATTCTGTTAAGTTATTTTTAATTACTGTTTCTGGATCGGCTATACCTAAATTTTTAACATAATCACGTATATAATTTAAATATCCAATACTTCTTTCAATAGTTCCGTTATTATTGTATCCATTTATTTTTATTGATGTTGGAGTTATATGCTGACCAGTTCCACCGACAGTAAATTGTGCTGTAACTATATCACGTTTATAATTTGTAATATTTGAAAGCAAAGAAAAATATCTTGCTGGTTTAGTCAATGCCAATGCAAGTTGAAGCATAAATGGATATTCACTACTGCGTCTCCAAGCAAGTTCAGAAGGACCTATGTCACCAACTGCATAACTAATATTTCCCTGTGAACTATCATAGTTTGTTACTAACATTTCTGCCGGACTACGAAGATTTCCATTTTCATCAACGGGAATAATTTGTGCAAGATTTGGTCGTTGATATCTGATATCAAAACCAGCACGTGTTCCACTATGGATGTATCCCAGACTCAAATCGCTCCATAGAATTGCATTTCCCCCAGTATAAGGTGCCGGACCGTAACGATCTTCCCACCAATCTGGTTTCATACTAAAACCTAACATTTCCCAAGGATGTGTATGTGGACGATCTGTATCATAAAAATATCTGAATACACTACGCCATGTACCAGGCAATGATTCTCCATTTATTGTATCTCTGAAATTTTTATAGTTCCATGTAAATGGATCAGAAGATTCAAAAACATTATTCGTTGTATATTCAACTCTATTTGTTCCCACCCAAGTTAAAAATCCTTGACTTAAAACTTGATCAAACTCTTGTCTGAGATAATTTGTAACTCTAAATTTTCCTGGTATATGATCTTTTAAATTAAACAAATTAGTATCATAATTAATTTTTATATTATTATAAATTCTACGTTCTAATTCTAATAATAGAGAATCTCTAAAATCACCAAAAGCAGGGGTAATGCTTCCATCATGCCCTTGTATTACTTGAATTGGTGTTCTATAAGTATTGTCTGTGTAAATTTCTGGGACAAATTTTGGATACAATCCTAACTTTGTTGGAGTTTCTGGTACATAACTACCGTCAGTATTGTCGTATTCAACAATATCAATTAAGTCTCCGTATAACAGTGTAAAACTATCTTTAAAAGTAATTGCAGGTCTGTCTTGATTAAAAATAAAATCTTGGTCTTTGACTAGCAATGTTTTTTGAGATTCGTTGTTGACTACTCTAGTCAAATAAACAAAAACAGCTTTATTACTTAATTTTGTGTCTTCAAATATTCTAGTAATTTCATAACTTCGTAGTTCTGGATTAATAACGGTGTACGTAGGTAAATTATTTGGTCCCATTGCTTTATAAGGAACCATGTCACTATAAATCCAAGGAAATGAATCATTTTTGATATCATTAATAATTGATAAAATAACATCTACACTTCCAGAAATATCTGATCTATCAAGAGATGGATTTGAAGCTAATTCTAAAAATTTAATCTTAAATTTAGTATATTCATTAGTTGCAAATTTTATTGCATTAACAAAATTCATCGTTGGGTGTGTTAAAAACAACCCTGCATATACTACCGGTGCACTGTGTTGCAAAATGCTACCGCCATTACGTAAATATTGAATATCACGAATGTTACTATTACCAGGAACATCACCAGAAATATTCAAGCTATTTGTTTTTAACGCTATCAAATGGTTACGAATTTGTCCCAATGTTAGTGAATTTAAACTTGAGTTTAAGCTGTTAACATCTAAATTTATTGGAACTTCATAAAAAGCATTTGGTGCGGCTGTTGAATTATTGTATATATTAACAAAGATAGAATCATTTTCTTTTAAGATATTAGAATTTACTAAAATTGCTAATCTATCCACTACCAAAGTAGTGGCAAAGTTTTCAACAGTTATTTGGGTATTATTAACAAAAACTTTGATATTTGGTGTATTAACACTTACATCTGGCAAATAATCAATTGGGAATAAATTAGTACTTCCATCATATATGAATGAATATGTCTGGAATTGTTTGCTAAAATGTTCTACGATAGTCCAAATATTTTGTCTAATACTTGTACTTCTTGTAATATTTTTTTGTAATAAACCCGTGTTTACAGTAATTACATTCGAATTTCCACTAGAATCCAAGTAAGAAAATGTATCTTGGTCAAAATAATTATTAAACTGAATGTCGCCTTGAGTATTAAAATTTCTATAACTTAGAGGAATTCCCAATACGGTATCTGCAGTACCAGAACCTTGTTGATAGGAAAATATTTTAGTTCCAACAAATGTACTACCAGAATAGCTAGTAGGATTTGAAAAACTTATACCGTTACTATCAACGACATCAAACAATGGTTCTTGATTTACAGAAGTTTTTTGTTGGCATAATTTCCAAGCTGTTCCGTTGTAATACCATTGTTTTTTATTATTATCGCCATCCACTGTCCCGGTTAATGGTGCGAGACTGGTGTTCATATTAACTACTAACGTATTATTAGCCAATACTTCAGTGTCTGTAGTTTCTTCAATATAAGCACGATATACTACAGTATCTGGAACTTCACTATATTCAATAATACTAAAATTAAAAATTTTATTTCTAACATCATCGTTAATATCGTTTGTAAAAACTACACGTGTTCCGGAAACTAAAACAACCGGAGTTCCGCCGATAGTAAACGTATGGCTAGTAGTATTATTACATATTACCCCTTGAATTTGTGTATACGCATTAGTTACTACAGTATCAAGTATATCGATTGGTAATTTTGATTCAGATCCATAATTGTATAATTGTAAATCTGCATTAAACTCTATGATTGGTCTACTTGCACGTGCTGTTTGATCAAAAATTGGTATAGTATTATTATACTCTGCAGTTTTTAAAATAACTTCAGAATGAAACCAACGATTGCTTCTACTCCATGCATTTTGATCCAAGCTAGACCGGTTTATTGTAAAATAATCTGGCGTTGAAAGATCATTATCAAGTTCGGGAGCTATTAAGCTAGATACCAATACTAGTCTAATTTTTGATCCAACACCTTCTACATAAAAAGTTTTATTCTGATATCCCTCAGATACACTGGAATCAAAAGTAACTTTTAATCCATTAGTAAAAATTACACCAGATGGACTAGTATAATTTTGTTGTCCAATAATATCAGTTGCTGGATCAATAGTGGATGTTGTTAAATCAACAATTTTGATAATACCAACAGCATCATTAATACTACCATTTTGGTAATACAATGTATCTAGAGGTGCTGTAATTAATGGTATTTCTTGTAATACTTCTTCTCTGCAGAAAAATTCTCTTCCAGCGTTCAAAAGCCCAGATCTAACTTGAATTTTTTGTTCGTTTTCAACAGAAACAATTTTGGTTAATGCGATTCGTTGTACTTCATCACTATCAATGACAACCGATATTGAATATACATCGTTTCTTTCATTCAGAGGAACTACATTACCAGTTGATTCGAAAGTAGTGATACCCTCAACAGTACTGTGTATAATTTCTTGCCAAAATGTATCATCGATTTTTTCAATATTCACAAATGCGATAGATTTTCCATCGACGGATGGAGTAATACCATCTAATCCTCCAAGAACGTCATTAAGATCATTTAATTCTGCACCTTGTAAATCTTGATAACTTAAATTCGTTGCATAGTCCACAGTTGTTGCGATATTCATCGAAGTCCACTGTGATTGTGCAGAAATAGTCGGCACAGTAAATGTTACTATTCCGTTATCTGTTCCATTGTTATCAACTCCTAATACATTCCTAGTATTAATATTTGGCAAAAATGGATCAGTCCCATTTATGCCTGGTTTTGATTGAATATAAAATGGATTGCTTGTATCTGCAATAGTGAATGTATATGTACCGCCTCTAGCCAATGTTAGCGATGGGTTCGGGATCAGTCCAGTATTGCCAAATTGATAAGAGTTACTAGATGAATCATATCTTACAGTAAAAGAATTATTAAGTGGAATATTTGCTGCAGATATTAAAACTGCGGCAGGACCATTTTCCAACCAATAATATTGGCTAAAATTAATAAATTTATCAAAATCTATTTTTGGATCAAAGCTGTAATATTCTTCATCAAATAATCTGTCGTGACGATCAGTTAACCCACCATAATACTTTATTTGATTTACGATATCAGTATATGTTGTTGCGAAATCAATATTATCATTGACAGAATTGCGAATTACTAGACTAGGTTCTAGTTGATAGTGTTGACGATCTGACGTTGGTTCTGGAATATAATTGTCTGTAGATTTATACGATGGTGATAATTTTCTTCCTATGTACCCATTAATTTTTTTAAATTTTGGCTCACTAAAAAGTTGATCCATCGTTGCGTTCAAAAATTTCCTGTTAGTATCTGTGCGAAATACCTCTGGTAAAAATTGAATTGTTTTAAATACAGCCATTTTTTAATATCCTAGATTAATTTGACCTGCTGTGATTGCACTAATAATTTGTACATTATCCACTGTTGCAGCACTTATAACTATTTCGTTTGGTTCTGCATTAATTTGATATAAGTTACCGAAATTCGAATTAGTATTTGATGGTACGATAATTATAGAACTAATGTTTGGTGTTAGAATAGAATGTAAATAGGCACTCAATTCAGAAAAATAAAAAGTTTCACCAAAATCCCAATTATTAATATCAAAATAATTGTTTATAGCTGCAATTACTTGACTCTTAACATCATTATCACTAATGTTCACATTTGGATTTTTAACAACTTTAAAAGTTGCCTGTAAATTTGAATTTGCTTTGGCACCAAACAAGGGTTTAAAAGTAGCGGTGTTATAAATTATGCTATCGCTGATAGATTTAAAATTTTCAATGGAACCAAAATTTGTTTTTAATTCCTCATTAGTCGGTGCTGATGGTTCAGAAACCTTATTACTAGTGTCCTGAATGTAGGAAAAATATTGATCGCTATACTCTTTGGTCAAGATATAAAAATCAATAATATTGTTCGGGCTAGGGTCTATTCTTCGACTATTTGGAGCATTATGAGTATAATGGAACATTACATCTTGCCTACCAATTCTAGCTATATATCCAGTCAATGTAGTAAGGGTAGCTCCATTTGATTCATAAAATACGTTTTCTTCGGTCGCATAAAAAATAGTACCAGATGCATACAGAGTAATACTATTAATAATAGCAGTAGCGGTAGCAAAAGTAGTTACAATAGTTGATTGATCTACCGGATTATACTTTAAAAAATTATACTGATCTGCTACTTGTTGAAAAAATACATACTTTGAATTTGAATTTACAGTAGGTGCGACAAATTCAACAAATAAATCGGGATCATCCGGAACCCCATCAAAATTTTTATCAGGGAACGTTACTAATACTTTTCTATTGTCTTCATATCCATCAGATTCAATAACTTTGTTCCAAATAGTATAATATTGATTATAAAACATACTGTCTGCAGTATCTGGTTTAGAGTTAATTTTTAACACTTTTATTTCATCTTGTAATACTGTGGCAGTAGTGCTATCATAAACTTTTACGTTTGGATCGTAATAAAACCGAGTCGCCATCAGACTTTGAAAAAAGTAATTTGTTCCTCTACTTTTTACAGTATATGTTTGGAGATCATAAGTGAATAATAAAAACCAACTTGCATCTAAACCAGCACTAGTATTATCACCTGCATAATCTAAACTAAATTCTCCAGAAGTATCTAAATTTTGTTCATCAATAATTTGCCACGTTTCGGTAGTAATATCATATCTTAATCCAAAATTTTTATAACTTAAAATATAATTTGAAATAAGAGTTAATAACCCAGAAGACCAATCATTTGCAAAAACAGGTATAACTTTGTCAATAATTGCACCAGTTGGAACTATGACACTCAACGTAGCATTGCCAGAACCAGGTGTTGGATATGAAATAACGTTAGCCCATAGGTATGTTTTTTCGTATTCTGTTCTCACAGTTCCCGTTTGTAGTTGATTTTGTGCGTCAAAGTATTTTCCAGTAGGTGCTACAAATTTAATAATTGCACCTTGTTTAATATGATTATAATTTGGAGAACTAAATGTACCAATACTTCTACCAGTAGAATAAGAAACTTGATTCCATTTTCCCAATCTATAACTAGTTCCTGTACCTGTACCTGATGTAGTTGCAATAAAACGTGTTCCTACGGTGTTTGATGATGCTCCTATTGCCGTAAAATCGGTAGTACCAACTGTTACGATTTCATAAGCCAATCCAGAAATAATGTCCCCTGCTACCACACTAGTTGATTGTGGGGTAGAGCGAGTTGCTGTGTCGTAATATAAATGTTTTGTGGGTGTTGCAGCAAGTAATGGTCGAATACTATTTTGAAGGATGTTGTTAACTTCATTCGTACTAGTAAATTGAAATGTTACGGTATTTTCATATGCTTCTTTATAAATTATTCCATCTTCTGCAAATATATTTGTATTTGAATATTTTCCACTTGAGTCAACCACATCCAAATATCTACTAATACCAGAGCTAGAACGATTTACCGCTTTTAATTTTAAAATATTATTAAAAGTAGTGTAAGGAAGAATATTATAATCTTCTCCTGTAACCATTCTATTTTGTGTATAATACTGCTGTGGTGCTTTTGTTCTAATTGATTCGAGTGTTTCTCTAGAACTTGCATTTGTAACGGTATACTGTAAACTTGTACGTACAGTTAATGTTTCTGTTCTGCCAGTACGTCCACGATAAGAAATTGTTAAACTAATACCAGACATTTCTTCTGGGGTTATTTTGTAATTTAAATTATTGGATGTACGATAGTACAATCTAAACTTCCCAACAGGAATGTTTGTAAACGCACCGTCACCAAATACTAAATCAATTTGGTCATTTGCACGAGTGTTTACACTATATAAATTTCTTTCAGAAGAATTGTTATTATAAATTACATTTAGTCCATTTACGGCTGGTACTTGTGTCCATAGAGTAGAAGGATTTCCATTTGAATTTAAAGAGTATAACCAAACATCGGTATTATTAATATTATCAAAATTAATATTAACAACTCTATTTGGAAGAGTTTCTGTAATTGAAAAATCTAAACTTCCCAAATTTCCTTGTTTAAAATAAAAAAAGTATCCAGTATTATTTGATCCATTTCCTTGGTTATCGTTTTTATATAAGAAATTGAATAATCCGTCTGGAACTGGTGTTTTTTCATAGATATAGTTTTGTCCAGACGATGTTGCACTAACTACTTCAAATAGGTAATTTACTCCAGCAACGCTTGCGTTAAATGGGTATACCGGATTTAAATTTGTTAGTATATCTAAGGAATATTCGTCAGTTTTTATTCCATTTAATATCTGGCTAGCTCCTGGTTTTCCAATAACCTGAGTACTAACCAATGAAGCGTTCAATATTGCAGTAAATTGTTCTAGCCAATTTTGATTAGAGGAATCGTTCCAATTAATAACTAAATTACTTAAATTTGTTCCATAACTATCAAAAACGTTTTCAGTAGTGCTAACACTGTCAAATTTTAAATATCCAGTTGAGGGAGTATTTCTTTTTGGTGTATAACTTAAAAGCTTTGCCAGCTTTAAAATACTATCTCGTCGTTCTGCGGTATCAAGAAAGTTTTCTCTGGCGTTTAAATCTGTTCGGAATGCTAGACTTTGACCAAGAAATGCAATTAAATCAATCAAGGCAATGTATTCAGAACTTTCAGTAAAATCGTTAAAATCTTCAGGATAATATGTACGCAAGTATTCAATCATACTTTTGCGTAAAGTTTCAAAATCAAAACTTTGAAAGTCAGCTTCTCTGAATGTCTGATAAATTTTAGTCCAATCTTGTTGAACTAATAAACTGGTTTGTCTTGTAGTTAATGCCATAGTTATACCCTTGTCTAGTATTTATTGCATTTAAAAAGTGCTAATATTAAGATGCAGAAAGAGTATTACTTTGTCCGTCGAATGTAAGCGTTAACTGAGAAGAATAATTTCCCTGTAAAAAGACAAGATCGATTTGAACTTGCATCCCCTGATCTAGTTGATCAACTAGTACATTAGTTGCTGAGACTCTAGGATCATAATTTACTACGTTTTTAATATCTTCGACAATAATGGCTTGAATATCCGCAGTCATAGGTTCAAAAAGCATGTTCCAAATAATACTGCCAAAATTTGGTTGCATGAGTTTTTCGCCTTTACGAATCGAAAAATGATTTACTAGGTCTCTTTTGACCAACTCTATATCCGAAAGACGGAATTTCTTTGTTTGATTTATAGTACTAAATCCACGATATCTGATAGCCATAATACTATTTATATAGCCACTGTTGGTGGTGGTGTAGTAGAGGAATTTCCGACCGCTGTAGCTGATTCAACGCTAACATCTGCTGCTAACACTTGAATAGCATACTTTCCCGCATTAAAAAATAAAGAACCTGGTCGCTTTAAGCTATCAGTTTCTTTTCCAGATAATCTCCATTCTTTTGCTTTATTTGCTGGCAATGAACTAGCAAAGTCACTGGCTGATTCTTTAAGTTTTTGTACTTCAACCGAAGCTGCCATTTTTTTACCCACGGATTGCATTTGAGTGAGTTCTGGTGCTAATGAAGCCGCCACACTGGCTGCTGCTGCATTAGCCTGAGTTGTAATTTTTTGAGTTGATGGCACTACTGATTTATCCGTACTATTTCCCTGTGCAGCCGCTGCACTTGGAAGATTTGCATTAACTAATTGCTGTGCACTAGTAATTAATCCAGAATTATTAAGTTGTCCTTGAACACCAGCCAGTGTGGCTCCACTATTTCCAGTCAAACTTGCTCCCAATGATGTACTAAGTCCCAAAGCAGAGCTAACTAATCCAGTAGAATCTCCCCCACCAGTTAAAAGACCAGAAATACTGGAACCCGCAGCAGACGTGATAGTACTCAACGACGGATTTGCATCTTGAAATTGATATGCAACTGCTATCATTCCAGCAACTACATCTTTCTTGTCCCCATCTCGTATTCCACCGCATTTTATTAATGCTTTATACTGATCAGATATAAATTGTTCCAAAATTCTATCTTGATTCTCATTACTGAATAAGAACTCGTTATCAGACTTTACTCCATTTTTTCCTGTATAAGCAGCAGCATTTGAAAACTTGTATCCGTAATTTATAAGAGTTTTATTATGTATTTTGTATCGACCATATCTTGGTGCAGCGTTCACAGAAATGTCATTTTGTGTTTCCATCCAAGCTATTTGAGTCATGATGGCACGAACTTCACTTTGTAACAACATAGGAATTGAATCTTTTACTTTGGTTAAAGGGATACCTATGGGTGCCGTTGAAATAGTAAGCATGTCACGACTTGCACCATCATTAAACGGTTGATTTTTTGCTTCATCAATTCCTTTATTGCTTAATGATTTTGATTTTTGTTGTGAATTTGCAACTGATCCAGAAGATGATAGATTTGCTTTAATGTTAGCCACAACGCCACCAGCGGCACCGGCTATAAGACTAGTCGGATCTGAAGCAAAATTTCCAGATTGTATCATAGAAATTGTACTAGACGCTTTGGCAAGATTAGCCTTATCACTGGCCGACAATTTGCTTGTATCCACAAACGATGCTGGATTCAATCCTCCACCACTTTGAATAGCTCCTACTGCACTATTGAATTTTCCAACATTTGCTTGATCACTTGGGGATAAATTTTTTGTATCAATCAACGCCGATGCATTAAGATTTCCTCCCTGCAACGCTGCAAACAACGCAGTGGTTGTTGATACTCCTTTTCTAACGTTTGCAGAAACATTTGGGTTGTTTTGAACCAAATTATTAATGAATACTGTTACATCAATCGTCATAATTTATTTTCCAGGTGTTTGTCTCATAGGAGACTCTACGGTACCGTTAGCATGTTTTAACGCACCAGTTTGTCTTTCCCAAGGTTCATGAGTTGGAGTAAATGGTGCGATACTTTCAAAATCTTTTTTGGTGTTAAACCAATAATTACTTTCATAATCATATCTTGCATTTATTTGATTATACATTTCGAATGGAGGATTAATATCTGGTTCTTCTGGTGTTGTCGGTGGTGTTGGGATTTGTCCAGTAGTATTAAGATATATTTTATTCCCATCGGCATATAACTTTAAATCACCATTTGTAGTTTTCCAACCACCGTTGCTTGACAATAGTGATAGTTCACCAGAATTTTCCCAAGTACCGGTTCCAGATTTTAATGCTAGAAGTCCTGCGTTTTCCCAACTACCATTGAGGGAACGCATATTAATACTTCCTCCACTACGAACACCCATATTACCTGCATTAATATTAAAGAGGGTATCTGCAATTGCAAGTTGTAGTTTAGTTTGTGATCTAATAGTTGAACCACCATACATATTAATAGTATCACCAGCGTGAATATTAACATTACCATCTGCGTGAAAGTTTAAATCTTGTGCTGCACGAATATTCATACAATTTCCGCTGAACACATTAATACTTCCTTCTGGGGTTAATTCAACCCAAGCTGTGCCTTTACTATTAATGATATACATAATTTCTTCTGTATCATGCATTAATATCTGATGTCCACCAGCACTTCTAATTCTTACTAAATTACTTTCTCCATCAACATCTCCATCATCCATTACAAAACTATGTCCACCTTTTCGTGCAACCCAATAAGATTGGAATTGTGCAATAGTCATTTTTCCGGTATCAACTAATTCTTCAAAGTTTGGAAAATCAGTTTCATCTGGAGTAGTTCTACCAGGAGTACTCCATCCATACACACGACTTGGGGTATCTCGTTGACTACTGCTAGTCACAGTTCCACGAGTAGGATCGGTGTCAAGTCCTTGTTCAATAACAATGTTAGCTTGATATGAGTGTAATATTTTTTGTTTTGTGACAAAATCGCCACTTGTTTCTGAGTTTTCTGAATTAGTGTTTAATTCTGATACTGGAAGGTAGCTATCGTCAGCGATTCTATCTTCACCAAATCCTTCTGGTATTATAATTTCTGTATTATTAACTGGTCTACCAATTGCTGGCGTCATTCCCTGCACTGGAGTATTAGGGATACATGCAAAAAAGTATCCACGAGTTGGATCTCCCATTACAAAAGTAACTAAAACATATACGCCCAAATCTGGTGGTACTGCCCAAAAACCATATGTTTGCTGCTCAATACCAAAACCATCAGTTTGTGTGCTACCAGGAATACCCACAGTACTTCCGGCAAACGGACTTGCATATTGAACAGTAAACCAAGAGCTTGGTTCTAGTTCAGTTCCACCTAACTCTGGTATGAATACTTGAACTCTGCCCAACCGTGCAGGATCAACATTATTTTTTATAATACCTAAAAATGGTCCACTATCAATTTTCATCCCCCAAGTGGATTCTCTTGCTGCCCATGTTGGTAATTTACTTGCTGATCTATTATCTGTTGTCATATTAATTGTTGATACTTTGTAGTTTTTGAGTTAGTTTATCAATTGCAGAATTTGTTGTTTTTAAATTTTCTGTCCACGTAGCCGCAACTACATTAATTCTGTTAAGAAGCTTGCCTACTTCAGGAGTAAATGGTTTAAGTGCCAGTTCTTGTTGAAGTATTGGGTTAAGTTTTTGATTAGTAAACTCAACAGTCTTTTGTTTAAATTCAATTTGCAAATCAATTCTAGTCTGAATGTTAGCAGCAGTATTCTTTTCTGATTCTGGTGCATTTCTATATACGTCGTATCTTTTTTCCCATTCTCTTAGATATGTTTTATATTCCGCCTCAACTGTTGTAAGTTGTTCGAATAATTCATTTGCTTTTGCACTTGTTTCTTTTGCAGAACTTCGTGGTTCAGGTGCGGTTTCTTGAGGTAATACTTCTTTGTTCCCGGCGTTATTAATATTTGTAGCTGAAGCAGCAGTTGGTTGAGATGTTATTGGTGGTGTCCCATTACCAGAACTAGAACTTGTTGGATTTGTGGCAGAACCTTGTGCTACTTGTTTTAATGCTGGATCAACAACAGGAACATTTTCTGGTCTAGGATTGCTGAATACAGTTCCAGCAGACGGTGGTATTTGTTCATTTGCAGCTTGCTGCTCAACTGATGCAGTTGCGTTGCCTCCGTTTGCAGCAGATAATAAAATTGGTTTAATATCTGTTTCTGCCAAATCATCTGGCATTCTAATTAAATCAACAAGTTGTTCAAACTTTCCATTAGAAAATACACTCTCTACTGTCATAACTCGGTAAATTCCACTGAATGATCCATTTGCAGTCTCACCATTGGTTAATTTAACTTTTTTCTTAACATCACTAATGAGTCCCAAATCATCATCAATATCAGAAATACTTTTAACTATTAACTGTACAAATACTTGCTCATTGTCAAATAAAATTTGTCCATTATCTGGATTAACTGGTGCGGCAGTACCAGAATTTAATGTTGTTTTAACAGTGTTACCATAGTTTGCTTGAATTGGATTGTTATATATGTCATCTTGTTTGATAAATGCAGGATCACCAATAATTTTTATTTTTATATTAAGCATATCACCACGTGGATACGCACTGTATAAACTTCGTGAAACACTTGCAACTGCAATATCATCAGAAGTTCTACTTGCTTTACTTCCAGCCAGTTGAGTATCTACAGGAGTTGGACGTATACTAAATGGTAACCAACTAGGAGGTCTGTCATCACTAACTTCATTATCTTTAATACTTTCGGTAGCAGATTTGATGTTGTTACCGCCACGCTGTGCTTGGTTTAAATAGGTAGTAACTCCAGTAATAAAAGTTGCATCAAAATCAATATCCATACTAATAATATCTTGATTTTTTCCAGTGTAATAATAATTGTATGTTCGCACACACTGTTTTGCACTAATTTTTGTGAATTTAAAATCTGGGTGATATGCGTTTGCAGCTTTATATGGTAATATAGAAAAAGTAATAAATTTTGAGTAAGTTTTTCCTTTATTATCATAACCCCCTAATGTAACTGATGGTATTACTTTAAACCAGTCGGTTGGACGATACGTTACTACTTTTTTATTTTCTGTTTTTCGTGGTGCAAATATTCCTATTTTTTGTTCTTCAACAGATTTATTTGTCGTAGTACGTGCATTACTATCAGTTGAGGTAGTGTCTTGTTGCACATCTTCTTCTGCTTCTTTATCGGCTTTTCTTACTTGATTAGTAATATATTCACTGGCAGAAACTACTCGTTCAATTACTCCCATAATTGATGATCCAGAAAGCACATTAGTAATGGCACTATCTTTAAATTTAGGATCAGCACCTTTTGCAGTGGTGGTAAGATAAGATGCCAAAGAACTGGTCATAGGAGTTTTTTCAGAACTAATATCCTTTGGATCGACAATCTGTGATGTAGCAATATCTGGATGTATATTAAAAGCAATTTGATATAGTGGTTGTTCAAATCTATTGACGCCAGTATTGTATGCTAAATTTCTAAAATATGTATTGTATCCAGCAGGAAAACTAGCTGCTGAAAATGCATATTTAAAGTCGGCTTTAAGTTTTGCACGTTGACGTTCTATATCGTCTTCTGTCAAACCTGCATTTTCAAACTTATACTTGTTTAGTGCTTCTTCAATACGTTCTTCATTTTTTGCGGCATCAGCATCAAATATTTTTTGCAATTCAACTTTACTGTCAAAAAAATCACCCACTGTTCTGGCTTTGACTGATAAATTTACAGGAACTGAAGAAGCACTTTGAAGAAATGCCACGTGGTTATATGGCATTGCACGAACTTCGTATTTTGTACCACTAGAGCTTGGTTTAATTTTAAATTCAGTAATTTTTATCGGTATTCGTTTAGTATCAATGATATTAGTTTTTTCTACTCCCTCACCGACATTTGATAAAAAATCTATTTGAAGCAAATATGGTTGATCAACATAATTAGCACATTGTGCAGTTGTATAACAGGCACTCAGTAGTCTGTCTAACAAACTCATGCCATATGGTTCTATAATATTAAATTTTATATCAATTGCGTTGCTAGCTTTAGTTTTTGAATTTAATCCAACTACTGTTGTAATATTTAAATTGTCAAAATAAAAATCTTCTTGAAAATCTGGATGTCTTCCAGGATTATTTGCTCCGGAAGTTGCATTTACCGATGGTGGTGTTGAAAAAGCCCCTCCACTACTAATCAGTACCCATTTTGGAGAGAATTTTTCTGGATTATTGTTTATAACTGTAAACTCATCGGCAGTTAATAAAAACAAAGTAATCCTATAAGTGTATGCAGTATAATCATGTAACTTGTTATATAACGTGGTAGCGGGTACCGTTTTATTAGTATTAGAATCTTTGGTATTAGTAGTTCCAGTAGATGATGTACCAATTCCAAAATCAGAAGTAGTTTGACTTTTTCCATCTGCCGTTGCTTCGGATTTTTGTGTTGTTGCTGTACCAGAAGTATCAGTTGAAGCAATAAGTGCTGCATTCTGTTGATTGGTTTCTAATTTTTTATTTTCTCCAGCAGACAATGTAGTAGAACCATCAGAAGCGGTCGGTGACGATGAATTGTTTCCTTGCCCAGCACCGGCGGTATAGTTGAAAGGAGGGGGCTTACTATCTGTAGTTTGTCCCTTTGCACTAGTTTGTCCTTCTTCTTGGCGAATTTGTTCATTGACTGCACGAAGTTCTTTGTACTTTGCAATTTCCCTAGCTTCTCTGTCCGCCTCTGCTTCGCCAGATTTAAAATTTTTACCAGAACTAAATTCGTTCTGTATTGCTGTATACTCTCTGGATAGCTTATCTCTTTTTGCTTTTAATTCATCAAGCTTTGATGGCTGTTGCGGGGCAGGGCTTGGATAGTTTGGTTCTGGCAAATCTCCACTGTATACACCTTTATTTTTTCCCAACTGTACAAGATCATTCGGAGTAGCGGCACGTGCTATTGTTTTTCCAGTACCATCAACCAATAATAAAAGACCAGTATCTGGGTCTTCTTTAATTGTTACTGGATTTTCATACATTAATACTGCCATGTATTAGACTCCTAAATCTTGTTGAAGTGTTGTCTTTTTTGGAATATAAATTGTTACTCCCGCACGAAAATCCATTAATGGATCTTTTAACACATTTGGGTTTCGTTGAGCAAAAACCCACCATAAGGAACTATCACCATATAAATCAGACGCTAACATATCTGGTCTGTATTGATAAACAGAGTCTATTTGGTATAACACATCATCAACCTGTTTAGTGATGGGTCTATCTATCATAACATCCAAAAAATTTCCAAACGCAGAAGTTTGAAAATACGGACTCGAACTATTGTAATTATTTTTTGACATTATAGGTATCCAAATGTTTTTCCTGTACCGAAAATTAAATCTCCTCTCGCAAACGAATCATAATTAAATTTAGTTTGAGAAGTACGACTGTAAACTGGTTGTAATGAAACCGTGAATTGACTTGCCGTCGGAACACGATTTGTTTGTCCACCAGCAGATGTTTCAATATAATCTACATCTGATGGCATAGTATGACTGAATTGCTGTATCACACAAGGAACATGTGGTAGATAATGGGCACCATAACCATCTAAATAAACGATAGGTGGTGGCGACCCCTGATAAGTACCACTATTGCCGTAAAACATTTTTGTAGCTGCACGGAAGAAATATAGTGAAGCCAAAAAGTATGCAGCTTCAACTGTGTTTTGTACACTGAAATCAGCACTAATACTTATGGCTTGAACTTCGCTTCCTTCGTAAAAATAATTATTATAATTACTGTGAGTCAATTGTTGAGTTCCATACCTAGCGGCATATGATACCGTAACAGCAGGAACATAAGGAAAGATGACTCCACTAGTGTTAAGTAAAGGAGCAAGAATTCCATTGGTAGTATCTGGAGCATTATACAAAATTTTTGCATTTGGGGATATACTAATTCTTACACGCCAATCGTTTGCTGTTACCCCCGTTACAAAATTAACTCCATTTGTAGAAATGTTAGTTTTTGGGTTTGTTGATTCTCCACCAGGATTTATTTTAGCACTTATTAATCTTGCTTTTGCAGGATCTCCGGTTGGGTTTCCAGAAAAAATCCCACCGTTAGCTGTTTTTAAATTTTCTGCTAAATTTCCACCACCAGTCGAAGATGTTGGAGATGCTTGTTGACTATTAGTGCTATACGATTGACCATTAAAAACTCCAGATGTACCAGCAACAATTCCTGGTATTGGGGATTTATTAGTAAATTCTGCGGGTTCATTTCCAGATACTACTGCCATATTAGTAAATTCCTATTAAATACTTGCTTTTTTATTATTTATTTGCTATTATTATAACCATATTTAAAGGATTAAAATGAAACAAAATTACCTCAACAATCGTGACATTTTAAAGGAAATACACAAAAGTAAATTGACATATTGTAGTTTTTTAATACCAGAAGACGGGTATTACGACATAATACTTCCATCCGTTGACAAAATTAATAAAAAGAATACTACAGAAGGAAGAAAATTACGTGCAGCTAGATTAAGTCGTGCAGCTTATGACGAAGCACAATCACAGACTACAAATAAACTTAGACTAGATGATTTCACAATAAAACCAAGCAAAATTCCAGATACTGATGTTGTTTTTCGTATAATGACATGGGAGCACATTCCATTCGATACTACAAAAAAGAAAACTAAAAACGAAGTAGTAATTGATGATGATCTTCCAGTATTGACTGAGTATGACGAATCATCTGAGGTTGTTCCAGCAAAATATACTAAGGTTAATTTTCCTCCTTTTCAACACTACAAAATAGATGCAAATGGAGAAGTATATCTAGTTGGCAAAAGCCACTGGAAAGGAGATTTAGAGACTGGAGAATTTTGTAAAGAACATGGAACAATGACTAAAAAATTAGCACATATGTTCATGAAATTGTGTGAAAGATACGCCACTAGATCAAATTGGAGAGGTTACACTTATAACGACGAAATGCGTAGCACTGCATTACTACAATTATCTCAAATTGGTTTACAATTTGACGAATCAAAATCAGAAAATCCATTTGCATATTACACAGCAGCAATTACAAATAGTTTTACCAGAGTTCTCAATATCGAAAAACGCAATCAAAATATGCGTGATGACATTTTAGAAATGAATGGACTCACCCCAAGTTACACTAGACAAGGACTAAGTTCGTGGGGTGGCGGAGGAGCCGGTAGCGGTGAGTACAATGATGACTAATAATTTGACTTTAGTAATTGCATTAGTTTAAACTGTCGAGATGTCTAATTTATTTCGTAAAGCTGCTATTTGCACGGATATTCATTTTGGGTTAAAAGGAAATAGTACTCAACACAATGAAGATTGTCTTAATTTTATAAAATGGTTTTGCCAAAAAGCCAAAGAGGAGGGGTGCGAAACAGCTTTCTTTCTTGGTGATTGGCACAACAATAGAGCCAGTATTAATATTGTTACTCTCAACTACAGTCTTAGAGCTTTGGAGCACTTAAATGACAATTTTGATGCTGTTTACTTTATTCCTGGGAATCACGATCTTTATTATCGTGACAAACGTGATGTACAAAGTGTTGAATGGGCACGGCACTTACCTAACGTTCATATTTGCAATGATTGGCATATTAGTGGCGACGTGGTTATTGCTCCTTGGCTCGTTGGTGAGGATCATAATAAAATTCCTAGATTGAAGGCAAAGTATTGTTTTGGTCATTTTGAATTACCAAATTTTTATATGAATGCAATGGTTCAAATGCCAGATCATGGAGAATTGAAACGTGAAGCGTTTGGTGGGTTTGAACATGTGTTCACTGGTCACTTTCACAAGCGACAATCGCACAATAATATTACGTACATAGGAAATTGTTTCCCCCACAATTACGCCGACGCAGCGGACGATGCACGTGGCATGATGATACTAGAGTGGGGTGCTGATTCCGAGTATCATGCATGGCCTGATCAACCTAGATATCGGGTATATCAACTTAGTGATGTATTACAACATACTGAAAATATGTTAAAACCCGGTATGCATGTTCGTGTGAATCTTGATGTAGATGTTAGCTATGAAGAAGCTACATTCATCAAAGAAACATTTGCAAATACATACAATCTACGGGAAATTACACTTATTCCGCAAAAGGTTGTCGGCGA